CCGGCACGATCACATTCGACGCCCCGCCCGCCGCCGGAATGCAGATCAGTTGCACCGCGCTCGGCCTCCGCACCGTCCAGCCGCCCCTCGATCCCACCCTCTACCTCTACGCCTTCGACATCAGCGCCAACGGCCTCACCACCTACAGCGGACGCCTCCTCAACGCCAACCGCCCCGCCGCGCCAGCACTCCCCGAGACCGCCACCACCTGGACCATCCGCCGCAGCACCCTCAACGCCGCAGGCCAAATCCTCGCCACCGCCTCCGCCACCGGCTCGTGGGCTAACCGCACATCGCTCGCCTACTCATGACAACGATCAGCGAATCCAACATCCGGCAGACGCTCGATCTCTCATCGTTCGACCTCACGCTCCCGCCGAGCGTTGTCGAATACCCGAACCGTTCGAGCTTCCCGAGCATCGGAAAACCGGACCGCCTGTATATGGCGATGGACGAAGGCATGCCCTACCGATGGAGCCCCTCCGCGAGCGCCTACGCACTGATGATTCCCATCATCGATGCCGGCACTTTTTGACAATCACCCCACCACGAACAGCCCAAACAACCACCACCAACCTAAAAAAATCAAATGCCGAACCCTATCATCAAACTGAAAAGAGGCAGTGGCCAGCCCGTAAATCTGCAGGGCTCTGAGCCAGCCTTCGACACCCTAAACAAGGTTTTATACATCGGAACCTCCGAAGGCGTCTTGCCTATCGGCGGTGAAGGCGTCTTCGCCAAAAAGACCTTCGTCAATGACGCGGTAGAAGCCGAAGCCGACCTTCGCAGCGCAGCGGATTCGACGCTCACCACGAACCTCGCCGCGGAAATCTCCCGCGCCCAAGGAGCCGAAAGCGATCTCGCTGACGACATCGCCGCCGAGACATCCGCCCGCCAGTCCGCGATCAGCTCAGCCGTTTCCACTTTGGAAGCAGCCGACACGACCCTCGACGGTAAGATCACCACGGAAAAGAACCGTGTGGACGCCATCCTGTCAGCCGCAGGGGCAAATTCCGATTCTTTCGCAGAAATCGTCTCGCTCATCAATTCGATAGACGCCACGAACGACACTGCCTTCGCAGGTTATGTCACATCGAACAACGCCGCGCTCGCAGCCGAAGTCACGAACCGCACCAGTGCCGACACCGCCCTCGGTGGCCGCATCGACACCGTCGAGTCCGCCGCGACAGCCCTTGCCACCCGCGTCACCGCAGCGGAAGCAGATATCGTTTCCGAGGAATCCGCTCGCATCGCCGCAGTCTCCGCCGAGGCCGCAGCTCGCGCTTCTGATGTGTCCGGCCTCGAGTCCGACATCGCCGCAGTCCAGACCAATCTGGATGCCGAAAGCTCGACCCGTTCGACAGCCGACACCTCGCTCTCGAACCGCATCACCACCCTCGAAAACGCCAGCGCCGACTCCCGCCTGGACGCAGTCGAGGCCGATGTGGCCGACCACGAGACCCGCATCACTGCCCTCGAGACGACCATCGACGGCGGCAGCTACTAACCAGCCCACCAACCCCGGCGGGGCGCTCCATAGCGCCTCGCCACGCGGGGGGTCAAAACTCCGCAAAACAAAAACCGCCACATGGCAAACACACAAATCGTTCCCAAACTCTCGACGGTCGCGGGCAAAATCCCAACCGCCGACCAACTCGCCCCCGGCGCGATCTCGGTCAATCACACCGACCGCCGAATCTACGCCAAGCACCCCTCCACCGGCGAAGTCTACAAATTGGCCGGAACCAAAGACGCCCCCGACCGCGTCTGGGCATTCGATCTCTCGAGCGACGGCCTCACCACCTTCCTTGGCTTCCTCCTTTATTCGGACTTCCCCAACGCAGGCTCGGTATATGACAGCCAAAATTGGGAAATCTCCCGCACCATCTTCAACGCTTCTGGCACCACATCCCAAGAGGCATCGGCCACCGGACAGTGGTCTTCCAAAACCTCACTCTCTTACAGCTAACCCAAAAATCCAAACACCATGATCGCATCCAACCCCATCGAAATCGACGGCAAATCCTATCCAAAATATTCGCTCAATTTGGCCATATCGGGCCGGTATCTGGGCGACGGCTCTTCAGACGCCAATGTCGCCATGCGTCTCGTCCCGACCCGCATCGAGAATGGCGAGGTCATCACCGCAGACGAGTCCGCTATCGGCATCGTGCTCGGATCACTGGCAGGTGCAGACGCCGCAACTCAGCAGGCCGTAGGCGCGATCCAAGCCGCCCTCCAATCCTACATCCTCGCGAAAGGACTCTAAGCCATGGCCCTCATCACCTCTGCCCAAAGCGGCAACTTTAATGCAACCACCACATGGACAGGCGGCATCATTCCCGGAGTCGGCGACGAAGCCCGCGCCTCGACAGGCCACACCATCACGATCACTGCCAACGCGACATGTGACGAAATTTCCAATACAGGCACAGGTATTTTTACGCTCAACGATGGGGTGACGCTCACCGCGAATGTCACCAACAAATCAGCGACAGGTTCTAGCCGATGCCTGCAATTCACCGCCGCCTCGCCTGCTGCGGGATTTGTTGTTGGTAATATCACTGGGTCGGGTGTCAGCAATACTTCTTTCGGCGCACAGAACACCTCTTCTGGCACGCTCACCATTACCGGCAATTTGAATGGCGGGAATGCCACAGGATCAGGTGCCGTAAACAACGCTTCCACTGGGACGATTACCATTACAGGCAATGTGAATGGCGGGACAGCCAGCGGCCTTTCCTTCGGCGCACAGAACGCCTCCTCCGGCATTCTAAACATTACCGGCAATGTAAATGGAGGGATAAATACTGGATCTTTCGGCGCCAGTAACACCGCGCTTGGCTCGCTTACCATTACCGGCAATGTGCTGGCCAATGTAGTCGCTGCTTGTAACAACTCATCCACGGGGACCATTACAATCACCGGAGACTGCACCGCAACGGCAAGCGCAAATGCCGTCACCAGCTCAACTTCCGGCTCGACCGTTCGAGTTTCCGGTTCGTTTATTTCTGCGGTAAATGGAATTGTTCCCGTCTTTACGCCGAGATTAATTTTATTCACCACCCCGCTGGCTTCCAAAACGCGTTACGCTCTCAACGGAATCAGCACCTATGTGGATATGTTCACGGCCGACAACTCGCTCGGCCAAGCCGCCCCCACCGATGTCCGCTCTGGCGTAAGCTACGCCAGCGGAAATCTCACCGGACGCCTCACCGTCCCCGTGCGCGGCACAATCAGCTACGGAGTCACCTACGGCCCCGCCATGCCATTCACGGCTACCCGCAGCGGCACGACCGCCACGGCTACGCTGGCCTACAGCCACCCTTACCAAGTCGGCGACACCTTCACGGTCTCAGGAGCTTTTTACTCCGATTGGAATGGCGACTACACGGTGGCCTCGGTCGTTTCCGGCACATCAATCACCTTCAGTGTGCCTGACACCCTTCCAGCCTCGACCGGCGCAGGAGCCGTCCTTCAGACTAAAGGCACCGCCGTCCTAGACGGAGCCAGCGTTGCCTCTGCCGTGTGGAGCGCAGCCACCCGCACGATCACAGGCGGATTGGTCGATACCGCGACAACGCTCACGAATGCGCCTACGGTTCCAAGCGTCGTCCAAATCCGTGAGGAAATGGATTCCAACTCCACCAAGCTCGCCAACCTCGACGCCTCCATCTCGAGCCGTCTCGCTTCGGCGTCCTACACAGCGCCAGCAAACTCGGACATCACCGCGATTAAGAGCAAAACCGACAGCCTACCGGCTTCGCCCGCAGCCGTCTCCGACATCCCGACCACCGCGCAAATCGCCAGCGCAGTCGAAGGATCGCTCCTCAACGAGGCAGACGGCCAAGCCGTGCTCAATGCCATCGTCGGAGCCATCGGCAACACGAACCTCAGCGAAGTCTCGCTTGTCGCCGCAGTCCGCGCCGACCTTGAGCGCAACGGCGGAAAAATCGACAGCATCCCGACATCCTCGGCGCCGACAGCCTCAACAGTGGCCGGAGCCGTGCGAACTGAACTCGCAACAGAACTCGGGCGTCTGGACGCCTCGGTGTCTTCGAGACTCTCGCCATCCGGCACGCTTGCCACGGTGACCAACCTCACCAACGCCCCGGCAAGCGTCACGCCGAGCGACATCTGGAGCCACTCCGACCGCACACTGACCAGCGCCAGCGGACCGACAGCCGCCCAGATTCGGCAGGAGATGGACAGCAACTCGACCCAGCTCTCGGCCATCAAGGCGAAGACCGACAACCTGCCAGCCGACCCAGCCGACCAAAGCCTCCTCGAGGCCGCCATCGCCGGAGTCACTGCGCCTTCAGCGGCCACGGTGGCATCAGCCGTTCGTTCCGAGCTTTCGGTCGAGTTGGCCCGAGTCGACCAAGCCGTGAGCACCCGCCTCGCCGGTTCGGCCTACACGGCGCCAGCAAACAGCGATGTAGCCGCAGTAAAAGCCGTCACCGACGCACTCGTCG